ATACACGCCGATGTCGATTGTGATCCGCAAGCAGCGGCACGGCACTGGTTACCTGGGCGCTGTCACGGGTTGGTATCACCGCCCCATGAAGCAATTTCATGTCGAGCAGTTCCCGCCAGCGCCGACGCGCTACCTACCGGAGGATGCCTATCGTGCGTTTCGATAGGGTTGGTCAATGGCACGAAATTTCCGAATGCGGTGCGTACACCGTGGCCGCGTCTCGTGTCGGTGACCGGTTCAAGTTCCAGGCGTGGAAGCTCGCGGCTGAAAAAGGGAAATCGGCCACGTTGTTGGCCACTCGCGATGATGCAGAGGCCGCACGGCAGGCTTGCCGCGATCACAAGGATGGGAGGTTGGCTGCATGAGTTGGAATCACTGCCCCCGCGTGCGCTTCACCCCGCAACTCTGGGAGAAGTGGCAGCAGCGTCAAGTCGTGGACGAGAAAACCCTTCGCCTGCGTGAAGGGATCGCTCAGTTCCGCCGGGCGCTGAATGCGACGGATGCGAATCGGTTGGACGTGCTGCCCCCGGTGAGGAAGCCATGAGGCGCGCGGCCAAACGAGACCTGGCCGAGCAGCCGATCGTCCAGGCGCTGAAGCAGATTGGCGCGCAGGTTTGGCTGCTCGACTATCCCGTAGACCTGCTCGTGTACTTCCGCGAGCGCTGGTTTTTGCTCGAGGTGAAGACCGGAAAAGGCAAGGTGCGCAAAGAGCAGACGGCTCAGCGCAATTTCATCGAATCAACGAACGCGCCGATCGTGCGCACGCCTATCGAGGCGTTGCGAGCGATTGGAGCAACCCCGTAGGAGATCCCGTGAGCACACCGAACCCCATGACTTTCCCGCCGCTGAAGAACGGCTTCACTTGGCAGGACTCTGCCGTCGATGAGCAGGGCAACGCTCTGCCGCCCGGTGAGGCTCTGCAGAGCACGACGCTGGGAATCCGCGCCGATGGCGATGCCACTCACAGCTCGGGCAACTACAAGTGGCTGGTGGTCGTCCCCGGGCCCGCAAGCTCCGAGACGCTGGCGGCTCTCACCGCCGCCTTGGGTGCCGCTCTGCCGCCCGGCAACTACTGGGTCAACGCCACACAGACGGATGCGCTGAGCGGTGCATCCTCGACCAGCGCCTGGGGTACGGAGGTGCCCTTCAGCATCCCTTTCCCGGTGGTTCGGCCGGCGGCTCCAACTCAGCTCTCTGTAAGCTGATTTGCTGGCTGCCAGCATGGATCAGGCGTCATTGCAGCCTCTGCGCGCGGTGCCAGTGCCCCTGAGAGGGGGCAGCAACCACCTGCGCCGCTGGCTGGCTCGAGAGCGCAAGAAGGCCATGAAGCCTCGTTACATCGCAACCATGGTCGTGGAGACGAGCTTTGGACGGTACGCGGTCGGAGGCACGAGGGTATGAGGTCAGTAGCAAGCGCTGGGGTGGGTATTGCAGATCGCTGGGCGGGCAATGTGCACAGGGTCGCGGTTGTCACGGCGGTACGCATTGATTGCCGCAACGGCGATGGCCGCCCCAGCCGCTCCAACGACGGCGCATCCAACCGGATGCTCTCGGCAGGTAGCGCAGCCGGCGAGAGAGAGGGAGATCAGCAGCACGATGGTCTTCATGTTGGTCCCTGTGCCCATTCCAGGCTGGACTGTATCCTGACGCATCGCCACAAAGCCAGTTGGAGTCCGAAGTAATGAGAGAAGTATCACTGGAATCAATCGTCCAGCAGCACGGGTGCGAGATTCTGAGCCTATGGAATAGCCTGAGCACACTGCGGCAAATCAACTCAGACAATATTACTAAGATTGCCAACCTCGCGCGTTTGTATCAGGGACTGAGTGGCCAGTCTCCCAGTGGCCGTGACATTAACGGTGAATTGGAGGCGCTGCGGAAAAGGCTGCGGACCTGCGAAGACGCACTGGCATGGGCATTTACTGCTCCTCCGCCGCTCCCGCGCCGTAGATCTCGCAAAAAGAAGCCGAGCAAACGGAGCAAACGGTCAGGTCTGAAGTAGACGTAAGTAGATGGCTCAAGGCAAGAAAACAGGCGGACGGGGCAAAGGAACGCCCAACAAGGCCACAGCTGACGCACGAGCGGCGATCGCGCTGTTCGTGGATGGGAATGCGCACCGGCTCCAGGGCTGGCTGGACAGCATTGCAGACGGTTTGAGAGACGAACCGGACAAGGAAGGGAATCCAGGGAAGTGGATTGTCGAACCCAACCCTCAGAAGGCGTTCGAGCTATTCCAGTCCGTGATCGAGTATCACGTCCCGAAGCTCGCGCGCATGGAAGGCGACGTGAACGTGAAGGCCAAGGGAGACATTAACGTCAACGTGAGGTTCCACGACCCGAATGGACGTTGACGCCGACTTCCCGGCCAAGCTGCGTCCGCTGTTCGAGCGTGCGCCGTACAAGGCGCTTCGCGGTGGTCGCGGCGGCGGCAAGAGTTGGGGAGTCGCTCGAGCGCTACTCATCATCGGTCTGCAGCGTCCTATCCGCGTTCTGTGCACTCGAGAAACGCAGAAATCGATTCGAGATTCAGTCCACAAGCTGCTGGTTGACCAGATTGCCCGCATGGGGCTCGCGGCTCATTACTCGGTGCAGCAGGTGCAGATCACCGGCAACCGTGAGTGGATCATTGACGGCATTCCCTACCGGACCGAGTTCGTATTCGCGGGCTTGTCTGACCTGACGGCCGATAGCATCAAGTCATTCGAGGGAGCAGATATCGTCTGGGTGGAGGAGGGCCAGGTTGTCACCGATCGTTCCTGGACCATTCTGATCCCGACCATCCGCAAGGAGGGGTCCGAGATCTGGATCACCTTCAACCCCGAGCTCGATACCGATCCGACCTGGGAGCGGTTCATCGAGCACCCACCGAAAGGCACGATCAACATCGAGCTCAATTGGCGTGACAATCCCTGGTTCACGCAGTCGATGAACGAGAAGCGGTTGCACGATAAGGCCGTACTGGCGCCGTACGAATACGACTGGATCTGGGAAGGGAAGTGCAAGCCGGCGGTCACCGGCGCGATCTACGCGGACCAGATGGCGCAGCTCTTCGCGGAAGGCCGGGTGGGCGACTATCCGGTGAACGCCTTCTCGCCGGTCTACGCGGTCTTCGACCTCGGCTGGAACGACGCGACCGCTATCGTGGTGTGCCAGCGTGAGGTATCCGCTCTTCGGGTGATCGACTACGTTGAGGACCATCACAAGACGCTCGACCATTACTCGGGGCTCCTGCGCGCGAAGGATTACGTGGTCACGGAGCTCTATCTTCCGCACGACGGAGCTCACAGCCATCTCACGGGTCCGAGCGCTCAGCGAACGCTCGAGGATCTCAAGTGGCGGGTGAACATCCTGCCCAACCAGGATGTGGAGGACGGCATTCGCACGCTGCGGATGTCGTTCAAGTCGCTCTACATCGATAAGCGCTGCACCCGGCTGATCGAATGCCTGAAGCGCTATCGCCGGGTGATCCCGCCCTCCACGATGGAGCCGGCGAAGCCGAAGCACGACGAGTACTCGCACGGCGCGGATGCCATGCGCTACGCCGCGCTGGCGGCTCCTCAATTCACTTCCGGCGGGTTTGAAGGAGGAATGAAGCTCCCGAAGCTCGACTATCGCTGGAAGCCGTAGGTTGCAACATCCCATGCCGCGGAAAGACGACCATGTCCGACCAGAAAGCGATCGCCGCGAGATGACCCGGCTGATGCAGATTCACGTCGACACGCATCCTGAGCGGATTGCACGCCGATATGGCGTGACCGCGCAGTACGTCCGTCAGTTATGGCGGGAGCGGCTTCAGCAGGATATGGCCACCTACGAAGAGGCCTTCCGCGCGTTCGCTGCCCGTGTTCTCAAACGCATGCCCTGACACTGGAGTTCCCATGGCATTTCGCAAGAGTCGCATGACGTCCCCGGAAGAGAGCGGTGAGGGGGCGCGCGCTTCCCGTGGTGGCAAGCCAGCACGCGAGGAGGGTGGCTTTTCGGATGGTGAATTCGGTCGCGGCTCGACGCCGTATCGCAAGAGCCACAGCGCATCCCCGGGGACGCTGAAGCAGCACGACGCGACTGCCGGTCGCGGAGCTTCCGGCATCTTCGGGGGCGCGGATCAGCACAAATCCCACTCCGAGGATCTCGAGCATCCACAGTCACATGCCGAGTTCGAAGAGCTGGGCCGATGAAACTCAAGCGCGCGAATCAGCCGCATCATGGCCAGGGTGAGCACGGCCGCGTCCGTACCCACCATGGCCTGATGGGCGGTCCCTCGAGCGCGCACATGCCCCAGCGCAAGAACAGCGGGTTCGACGATCGCAAGGGCTACAAGGGCTCGGCTCAGGCTGAGTTCGGCTCGAAACACTCGGGCCGCGCGCCGCTCGTTGATCGTGAGGCGGGCCACTACCACCCGATCGGCCACGGCTCCTCGCGCCAATTCGGTGAGGACAGCCGCGAGACTCGCCGTATGAACGGCGAGGTCACCGATCGCGAAGGAAGCGCCCGCCGCGATGGTTACCATACTGGCAAGCCATCCCGAGGGGACACCAATGTTCGCCGCGGCGAGGTGGGAAACGGTAAGGGTTCGGCTGCGCCAGGCCTCGGGAAAGGGCCAGGCGTACGTGGCTCGCCAGGTTCGCATCTGGGTACGGCTGGACGGGGCGGCGCAGGCCGACTCGGCATGCACGACGGTCACAAGGGCCCGCAGCCGAAGAAGCTGTCCGAGGATATTAGCCACGAATCCTTCGAGCGCCTCGGGGCCGACTAATGCCGAGCAAGAGCGGCAAACAGCATCGCCTGATGGAGATGGTCGCTCACGATTCGGCGGCAGCTAAACGAGTCGGTATCCCTCAATCAGTCGGTCGCGACTTCGTCGAGGCTGATAAGTCCGAAGGCAAGCATTTCCGCGGTCCCAAGAAGGGCCGTACACGTCATCGATTCGCGTGAGGTAGAGCGATGTATCTGCAAGGTGGATCTGCATTCACAGGCCGGGGCGGCACGAGCTATTCGGCCACGGTCCCGACCGACTTCCCGCCGAGTGACATGGCGCTCGCCTTCGCGAATGGTTGGCAGCAGATGTCACTCGCAACCTTCCCGGGGCTGATCGATGTCCCGCAGAACGGCGTCGCGAACCCCCTTGGGGCTGTCCCGCAGACGAAGCTCGCGCAGACCGCAATTCCTTTCATCATCGCGCCCACCGGCACGATGGCGAACAACGGTGCCGTGACGCTCGGCGTCGCCCTTCCGGCGACCTATTCGAACGGCTGTTACCTGTACCTGCCGGCCAACGCCATTTCGGCCAGCTCTGCTGCGGGCTGGTACTACACGGTCATGTCGTCCACGACGGTGGGCACGGTGTACAACCTGACATACACCGCCGGTCAGCCGTATGTTCCGAGCTCCACCACGGGATTGGGCTTCACCACCACGGGGCCCGGTGCCTTCACCGGCGTGTCAACAGCGGTCACGGGCCCCAACTGGACGCTGCCGGCCAACACCATGGGTCCGAACGGCGTGCTCGAGATGGCGGCTGTGTACGGCTGCTCCGGCACCACCAGTAGCAAGACGGTCGCCATCAAGCTCGGGTCCGCGACGATCTACTCCCAGGCGACTACGACGGCTGCGAACGTTGCCGCCCTCGCGTTGCTCACCTGTCAGAACCAGGGTCTGACCAACGCGCAGGTTTCGAACCAGACCGGCTCGGTGGGATTCTCCGCAACCGGCCAGACATACTCAACGCAGGACACCACGACCAACCTGACTCTGGCGCTGGTGGGAACGAAGGTGGCTGCCGACTTCTTGATCTTCGACGCCTTCTCGGCGACGGTGACGCCCGGCTGATGTTCCGCGTGGATCAAACATGAGTAGCATTTGGGCGGATCAAACCCTGAGAGAACTGCTTGAGCGCGTGAAGCGTCTTGAGGATGAGGTCGCGCGACTGCGCGCTGAGAACGTCGAACTGAAAGGCGCGATCCTTGGCCCGGAGCCAAAAAAGCAAGTCAACGCTCGTCGATGAGCGCGTCCAGCGCAAGCGGGAATTGCGGGAAGCCTTGAAAAGCATGATTTCCCGCGAGCATCGCTTCGGGATCCGCGAGGATTGCCGCGCCGAGTTGGACCAGGGTTGGGACCGGGTGCTCGACCTGATGGAGGCGTTCGTCCGTGGCGTATGAAGGCCCGACCAACGGCGCCGATTCGCCGAGTCCGAATCGCAACAGCAAGATGACCGATGAGGAGTTGCTGGCCCTCATCGCTTCCTACGAACGCGCGTCTCTCGGCTCACAGGTAGCCGCTGGCGCCACGATCTCCACGACGGTCTACCCGTCGAATGCGGTTATGACGACGTTGGAGATCGATCGCTACAACGCCTTGAACGCCTTTCTCGCGCGCCCGCTCGGGAATGAGATCGAGAATCGCTCCCAGGTCGTGATCCCCGTCGTGCGCGATACGGTTATGTGGATGCTTCCACAGCTCATGCGCATCTTTGCGGCGGCTAAGTCTGTCTGCCGGTTCGATCCTGAGAATCAGGCCGATGTCGCACAGGCGGAAGCTGAGACCACCGTCGTCAATCACATTTTTATGCAGCAGAATGACGGTCTGCTGATCCTCCACGATCAGTTCTGGGATGCGCTCCTGATGCGCAACGGATATGTGGAGGTGTACACCAAGGAGGAGAAGCAGGTTTCCGAGGAGCGGTATACCGGTCTCAGCGAGATCGAACTGGCTGCGCTCCTGCAGGATAAGGATGACGAGAAGCTCGAGGTGATCGAGCAGAAAGAGTATTCCGCCGACGTTCCGGCCCCGACGCTGATGCAAGGGCAGCCAGCATACTCGCCGACAGCGACATTCGATATCAGGATCCGACGCACCGCGAAGGTCAAACGCACGTGCGTAGAGTGTCTGCCACCGGAGGAAATGCGCGTTACCCCGCGCGCTCGGCAGGGGATGGAAGGCATCGTATTTTCGATGCATCAGACATCCAAGGCGCGGTCTGATCTGCTGACAGACGGGTATGACCGCGACTGCGTGTTGTCGGCTGCCGCCGGCCGCCCGAATTGGCTCGAGATCGATGCGCTGGCCCGCAACCAGGTCGTGGACCAGCTTTCGGTCGAGAACCCATCAGACTTCGCCATGCAGGAGATCGAAGTCCGCAAGGCGATCATCAAAGTGGACTTCGACGGTGACAAAATCGCGGAGCTTCGCCGTGTGGTGATCCTGGGCGACAAGATCGCAGAGAACGAGGTGATCGAGGAGACGCCGTTCGTCTCCATGTCGGCCGTGCGAATGCCGCATCGTCATACGGGCATTTCGGTCTATGACCTCGTGATGGACCTGCAGGTCATCCAGACGGATCTCTGGAGGCAGGGTCTCGACAACCTCAAGATCGCTAACAATCAGCGGGTCGCAGTCGATTGGCAGAACGTCAACATGGACGATCTGCTCTCGAGCCGGCCGGGTGGCGTGGTGCGCGGTCGTGGGCCGCCGAGCACCTGGATTGCGCCAATCGTTCAGCCGTCCAATGTGGTCGATCAGGTGATTCCCGCGCTCGAGTACATCGATCAGATGCGCTCGAACCGCACCGGCATCGGCAAGGGCACGATGGGGCTGGACGCGGATGAGCTCCAGAACGTCACCAAGGGCGGCCAACTGGCCGCGATGTCGGCGGCGAGCCTGATCCTCGAACTGATTGCTCGGCTGCTCGCCGAGGGCGTGAAGGGGATCTTCCTCAAGATCCATTCCGAGTTGATGCGGCACCATGACAAGCCGCTTGAGTTCGAGATCGCCGGGAAGTGGATTACGGTCGATCCGTCCCAATGGCGGCGCCGGTCGAAGGTGACGCCGAATGTTGGGCTCGGGTCGGGCAACCGCGAGGAAATGCGAGCCAACGTGCAGATTCTCGGCCAGGCGCAGCAGATGGTCGCGCAGATGGGGCTGGTGGGCCCGAAGCAGGGCTGGGAACTGTTCAAGATCATCTGCGAGGCGCTCGGTTTCAGTACGCCTGAGCGGTTCGCTATGGATCCGGCAAGCCCTGAGTACGCCCAGCACTTGCAGCAGATGCAGCAGTCTCAGCAGATGATGCCGCCGGCCCCCCAGGTCCAGGCTGCTCAGATTCGCGCTCAGACGGAATCCCAGAAGCAGGTGAACGAAACGCAGCGCGCGGCCATGAAGCTGAACGCCGAGATGCTCCACGCTCGGCAGCAGTTGCTACAAGACCAGACGCAGCACGTTCAGACGATGAATCATGAGGCGATTCAAGGTCACGCGGATCGCCAGATCCAGCTCAATGATCAGCACTTGCAGATTCTGCTCGCGCTGATCAAAACGTTCTCCGCGATCGAGGCGGCGAAGGCGAAATCAGAGGCAGTCGGAGGCGCGGAAGTGGGCGCAGATATCACTGCAGCCGATAGGGCAATCGAATGACCCTCGAAGAAGAAATCCGCCGCGCCGGTGAAGCGCGCCAAGTCCTCGACGCTCCCGTGTTCCAGGCTGCTCGGAAGGATATCGAGGCGCAGCTCGCGCAGCTTCGGCGAACCGTCCCGATCCGTGAGACCGAGATGCATACGCGTCTCATCCTCATGGAGCAACTCTGGGCGAATCTCCTGGGATACTTCGAACAGATCGCGCAGACCGGCAAGATGGCTGAACTGCAGATCCAAGAGGCGCGCCGAAAACAGTCGCTCGTTGAGCAGGGGCTCGCGATCTTCCGCACGGGAGGGCGGAACGCGATCTAGTTTGCAACATTCGCGGGATGCCGGATACCTAGATTTCCGGCATGTCGCTCGAAAGTGCAGGCGCCGAGAGCGCCCCTCAAAATCCCCTCGGCGGCGCGCAAGCGCTCGAGAATCGTTTCGAGAATCTCTGGCAGGGCGGGGCGTTCGATTCCCAGGACCCTCGCGAGGCGGCGCAGCTTCGCGCCGAGCGCGGCCAGGCATCCGCGCCGGAACAGCAACAGCCGGTCAACGGAAAGTTACCGGCTCAGCAGCCCACGCAGGCCGTTCCCGAGCAGCAGACCGAACAGCCTGAGGAAGGCCCGGAATACGCCGATCTCGATGACTACCTGACCCGATCGAACATTGAACGCGAGTCGTTCATGTCGATGCCGGTCAACGTCAAGATTGACGGCAAGACCGAGCGCGCGACCCTCGCGGATCTCGTCAAGAACTACGGCCTTGAACGGCACTTCCAGGCCAAATCCATTGCCTTCGCCGAGCAACAGCGCGCCTGGGAAGGTGAGCGCGAGAAGGCCAAGCAGGCGCTCGGCCAGCATCTGAACAGCGCCGAGACGCTCGCGAAGCTCGCTCATCAGCAGCTTCTCGGCGAATACCAGGGAATTGATTGGAACAAGTTGCGTATGGAAGACCCGATCCAGTGGTCGGTGCGCAATCAGGAGTTCCAGAACCGGGCGAATCAGATCCAACAGCATCTCGCCCAAGTTCAGCATCAGCAGCAGCAACTTGCCCAGCAAGCCGAGCAAGAGCGTCTCGCCAAGCTCCCGCAGGAGCGCGAGAAGATGTTGGATGCGCGCCCTGAGTGGCGCGATGACACCAAGTTTCAAGCCGCGCGAGCCGAAATGACCGGTTACGCGCGCAAGTTGGGGTATTCAGACGCCGAGATAGGCAGCATCTTCGACCACCGCTTCATGCTGATTCTGCATGACGCGGCGCGATTTGCTCAGCTCCAAGCGCAGGCACCCCAGGCGGCCAAACGCGTGCGCGCCGCGCCTCAAATGGCGAACCCAGGCGCACGTATCCAGCGCGACCCCAATCAGGCCGCGCTATCCCAAGCCAAAGAGCGGTGGAAGCGCAACCCGCGCGATCAAGACGCAGCGGTGGCGCTCTTCGACCGGCTTGCCTGACCCTGGAGCATTCCCGTGACCGTTCCGACAAACACCCTGCAGGTCTACACGCAGACGAATATCCGTGAAGACCTGATCGATGCGATCTACAACGTTGATCCGTTCAAGACCCCGCTCTTCAACATGGCCAAGAAGGCCGAGGCTCGCCAGACCTACCACGAGTGGGATGTCGATGCCCTCGCCGCACAGAACCTGAACAACGCGGCGGTCGAAGGTGACAACCCGACGAATATCGCCATCACGGCCACCGGCCGCATGGGAAATTACACGCAGATCTCGACCAAGACGATCCAGATTTCGGGAACGTCTCAGAGTGTTGTGGCTGCCGGTGGCTCGAACAAGATGGGCTACCAGCTGCTGAAGAAGTCCAAAGAGCTGAAGCGCGACATCGAAGGTATTTTGACGGCGAACACTGCACGGGCCGCCGGCACTTCTTCGACCGCTCGCTTGCTCTCGGGCTGGCCGTGCTGGGTCTGGACCAACTCGATTTCGGTCGGTACTGGCACCGCGCCGACGGGCACCACGACCGTTGCCGGCCAGACGTTCTACAACGGTACCGCCGCCATGACGCACGGCGGCTCGGCTGGTGTGACTGAAGCGAACGTCAAAACTGTCCTCCAGAACATCTACAAGAGCTCGGGCGAGTCTCCCGAGTACTGCCTGCTCTCGCCGAAGAACAAGCAGAACGTTTCGGGTTTCAGCGGCCCCGGCACCCGTTTCATTGAAGTCGAGGACAGCACGCTCCTGACGAAAGTGGACGTGTACGAGAGCGACTTCGGCGAAGTGAAGATGATCCCGGACATTTTCCTCGCGACTTCGGGTGATATGGATTTCGTGAACCCGAACTACATCCGGGTGGCATATCTACGCCCGTTCCAGACGATTCCGCTCGCGAAGACCGGCGATAGCGATCAGAAAATGTTGCTCGTCGAGTACACCCTCGAGATGGGCAACGAGCACGCACACGGCTCGATCTACGACACCAACGGCTGAGCCATGAGCAAGGGCTACACAGTCGCCCCTTGGCGGATCATCGACGGGACTGGTCAGTCTTTGTCCGTCCCGAACGGTGGCACTGTGACCTCGGCTGCGGTCGGCGGTGAGACGCGAGCGGTACATCTCGCTCTCCAGCCGACCGCTACCGCGACCGGGTGTTTGGTTCGCATTACCCAGGGCGGTACGGCGGCGACGGCGAGCAAGGATTACCTTATCAAGACCACGGATCCGCCGTTGGTCCTCGCGTGCAGCCCTGGAGATAAGGTGAGTGCATACGGATTGGCCGCGTGCACACTGCAGATGTGCGAGTTGAGCAGTTAATGGGCGGCGAGATCGAACGCGCCGCCCAGATCCTCGACCGCGCGGTGCGCCAGACCTACAAGGAAGAGGACGGCAAAGCCCTAGTCAACACGTACCAGGACGTAGAACCGCATCTTGAGTACGCCGCGAAGTGTCGGCGTGCGGATGCGGAGGAGCGTGGAGCATTTGGCCGGCGGGGCGAGCTGCGCCGAACGATGAGCGTGCCGTTCAACGTCTTGCTCGGTATTGCACAAAAGCTCGGGATTCCCGCCGGCCAAATTTTCGACAAGGAGCATCAGAAGCGCCTCGCCAAAGAGTTGAAGAGCTCGGAATACCGGCACTTCAGGACCACGATCGACAAGCACATCTGAGGAGGCGCCGTGGCGACAATCGTCGATTACGCAAGCCTTACTCAGGCCATCAGTGATTTCCTCCACCGCTCAGACCTGCAAACGAGCGGCTTCACGGACTATCTGATCCAGGGAGCCCAGGAGAAGATTCAGGACGACATCTTCGACCTGAACTTCGGTAACGGCATTCGTCTGATGGAGAACGGCTACCCGGCCACGGCCATCAGCGGCGGCGTGGCCCCGGTGCCGTCCGACTGGCTCGCTCCGAAGCTCATGCAGATCGTGGACAATGCGGGGAATATCTTCCCGCTGATCTTCAAGGCGGCAGCGTGGATCTACGATCGCTACCCGGTTCGCCAAGCTCAGGGACTGCCTGCGTACATCGCGCGCGACACCAATGCGACGGGATCATTCCCGTCCGTCAGCGCATCACTGAAATTCACTGCGACCGCCAGTCAGACGGTATTTTCGCTCGCTGCGGGTCCGCTCGGCGCTCAGGTGCTGTTTGTCGCGCTGGATGGCGCAATGCTGATCCCGACTACCGATTATACGATCAGCGGTACGACGTTGACGCTGGTGAACGGCGCTCTGGCCGGTCAGACGCTGTTTGTACAGTACCTGGCTTCGGGCGTTGCCCTGGCTGCTTCTGGAACGTCGGCTTTCATCTTCGGACCCTACCCAGACTCCGCGTATACGGTGCAGGGAACCTACTACCAGGCTGCGCCGCTGCTCTCGAATTCACAAACCACCAACTGGATGGTATCGAACGCGCCGACCCTGCTGCATGCGGCCTGCATGATCAAGGCCGGCGAGTTTCTAACGGACGATGAAGTCATCGCACGCTGGACGAAGCTTTACGAGCCTCGGCTGTTGGCGCTCGTGAATCGCGACAAGGCTGAGCGCTGGGCTGCCTCTACCATGCAGGTGGAAGTGGGATGAGCAAGCCCACCACAGTGATATTCGGACCGTGGGTGCCAGATGGATCGGATGTTGCATTCGAGGTAGCAGGCCCTGGGCCGCAGACGATACCGCTCGCGGACTGCTTAAACATGTACTGGGCCAATAACACCTACCAGAGCACGCCCACCGTTGCGAACTATGGTCTATTTGCAGGGCTCGGAGCGCAGTGTCTCGGGGCGTTCACCGCGATCGATGCGAACGGCAACCCGCAGCGCTACGCGGGCACCTCGACTGACCTCTTCCAGTGGAATGGCGGCTGGTCGAATGTCAGCAAGAGCGCCGGAGCCTATGCAACGACTGCCCATTGGAGCTTTGCCGAGTTCGGTGGCTGCATCTGCGCGGCAAATGGTGTTAGTCCGTTGCAGGACATGGCGATCGGTGGCACGGCCTTTGCTGACATCGCGTCCGCTCCGATCGGAAGCGTGCTCGGTGTAATCAACCAGTCCTTGCTCGTCGGAGACCTGACTAACTTTCCGTACCGGGTGCAATGGTCCGCGATCGGTGATCCCACCACCTGGCCGACCCCGCTCACGGATGCCGCGATTGCCGTGCAGTCGGGATACCAAGACCTGACGCAGGACTGGGGCAACGTGATGTTCATCGCTTCAGGTCCGCAGTTTGGCATCATCTTCCAGCGTTTAGGCATCACCCGCGCGACCTACGTCGGCGGTGATGTCGTGTTCTCGTTCGTTCCGTTCGAGCGCCGGCTCGGGCTCGTAGCCCGATATGCCGCAGTCCAGTGGTCCGCGATGACTTTCTTCCTGTCGGATGACGGATTCCATGCCACGGATGGATCAACCACGTCCGACATCGGTCGCTCCAGCGACGGGTCAGTCGGCATGGACCAGTGGTTCTGGGCGAACGTCAACAAAAGCGCACTGTCGACGATTACTGCCGGGTACGACGCGGATAAGAAGTCTGTCGCATGGGCCATCCCGACCGGCTACAACACGCTGCCAGACACACTTCTCGTCTTCCACCCGTCATCAGGCCGCTGGACTCGACAGTCGATCGCCACGGAATTTGTATTCACGGACGCGGATGGCAAGCGCCATTTGTTCGGGGTCTTCGATCAGTCTCACAAGTACGGCTCGCTCACTGGGCCGCCGCAGTCGGGATATCTGGAGACCTACGATCTCACCTACAACGACGGGCGTCATCGGGTCATCACTGGGATCCGGCCGAACATCGATTTCGCCTCGAGCATCACGGATTCGAACGGCAACCCGATCACGAATACGGGCGGCGCGTTTCTCGTGGGTGACATCCCAACCTGCCGGGCGGGTACGCGGGAGAACTCCGAGAGCGACACGCTCGTCTATACCGCAGATGCCGTTCAAGACGCCTTCAGCAAGGTCTCTCCGGTGTTGGCCGAGGGCGCATTCGTTCGCGCCCGGGTGACCGCCAAGGCGGCCTCCAAAGCGCCGGGAGCCGCGCTGCTCCTCGAGCTCGGGAGCGCGGTATGACCGACATGTTCGCCGGCGGCCCGGGCGGGGATCCCTACATGGGGCTTTTGGGGATGTCAGACCCCCGCATGACGGTCTCTCCAGGGCTCATGAACCCCCAGCCGCAGCCCATGGGGCAGTGGTCGCAGCTCGCCTATCAGATGGCCGGCAGTCCGCAGGCTCCGCCCTATGCGTCGGTCCCTGTGCCGACTGCGACTCCCGGCTCGATTCCCTCGGGTTCGGGGTCTGGTGGCGGATCGGGCATTCTCGGTGGGTTGTTGGGCACGATAGCCAGAAATCCCAAGGCGATCAGCCAGGCGTACAACTGGATCAGCGGCCTCCTGGGTGGCGCTCCGACAGAGGCATCTGCTGCAGCCGCCGGTGCGCCTGCACTGGCAGGACTGGGCGCCGATACGGCTGCAGCGACTGGCGCCACCTCGGCAGACATTGCCGCCTCTAATAGCGCCTGGCTCGCATCTCAGCCCGCAGCGAGCAGTGCGCTCTATGCAGGCGCTCCCGCCGCAGCCGATGCTGCAGCACCTGCCGCTGCAGCCGCCACGGATGCCGCTCCGGCCGCCAGTTCCGCGACGGCCGGTGGCGCGCTCGCAGTGGCTGCTCCTTTGGCCCTGGCGCTGTACGCCTCGAGCACGGCACCGGTGGATTACGGCGCGCAGTGGACGGGCAATTTGTCCAATGCCGCGCAGCAGGCGATCGGCCTACTCAACTCCGGCGCTCCAGGCGCAGCCGATGGCGTCTCGGGCCTCCTGCAGTCTCTCAATGGCGTGCCGGGCATGAGCGGACTCGAATCCCAGCTCAGCAGCGCCCTCGATGCATACTCCAATAATTTGATGCTGCAGCGGGCGCTGGCTGCCGGATATCCGTCCGTCGATGCGATGAATGCGGCTGCGAATGCAAGCGGGGATCAGAGATCAGGTCGTGGCGGACCCACGAAGGGCACGGTACGGGTATAGAACATGGCGACTCCAGCAACTACCACTACTCAAGCGCCCTCGTGGCTGGTGCCGTTCCAGCAGTACGGGCTCGATCAGAGCCTGTCCGCGTACCAGAACCCCGGTCAGTTGGTGGCGCCCTTCGCGCCTCAGCAGGAACAGGCGATCTCCGGTATCACGGGGCTCACCGCCAACGGCGGCGGCGCGCCTTTCACGGCCGCCGGCAACTACCTGTCGGGTGTGCTCAACGGTAATCCGGCGACGAATCCGTTCTTGGATTCGATGTTCAATCAGGGCGCGAACGCCGTCCAGAACCGCCTGTCGAGCGAATTCGCAGGCATGGGCCGCAACGTCGAATCGTCTCTCCCTGTTCAGGCGGATCAGCTCAATAACCTCGCGACCCAACTCTATGGCGGTGCGTACAACACGGGCGTGCAGCAGCAGATGGGCGCTGCCCAGATGTCCCTGCCATATACCCAGCAGGCGTACCAGAATTTCAACAACCTGTTCGGCGTCGGGCAGCAGGTGCAAGGGCAGTCGCAGCGGTATATCCAGGCTCCGCAGGACTTCCTGAATCAGTATCTGAACCGGGTGAACGGTTACAACCTGGGCCAGACGACGACGGCGACACCGGCCTTCAACCCGTTGGCGGGAGCGATTGGAGGGGCTGGGATCGGCTACAACATCGGGAACAGCATCAACAGTGACTATGGTGGATTGCTCGGTAGCGTAGCGGGCGGCCTGCTGGGAGCGTATGGTGGCTGATCTCCAAGGGGGGCTCCTCGGGCTGATGAGCGACCCCAGCAACCAGTTCTATCTCTCGCTCCTGGCAAATTCCAACACGCCAGGCGGGATCGGCTCGATCATCGGAAAGAGCGCGCAACAGGGCAGTGCGAACTGGCAAGATTTCATGACGAAGCAGCTCGCGCTTCAGCAGGCGCAGAGCAATTTCGGCGTCACGCAGGCGATGAATGACGCCTATACGCGCGCACTCCAGCAGCCTGGAGGGCCTGGCGCACCTCAAGCGCCCCAACAGCCACAAGGGCTCTTATCTGCAGGTCCTGCACAGGCTCCACAACCTGCTCCACAGCAGGCAGCGGCGCAGCCCACTACTCAGCCAGCGCCACAACAGCAGCAGGATTCGCAAGACCCAGGCGTCCCCTCGCCGATGACGCCTGATCTGGTGCATCAGATTCCGGTGGGCGGCGTGTCTCCCACGCTCTCGATCCTGGCGAAAGCTCGGGCGAATGGCGGGGACTTTGCGGCGGGCCAGAAGGAAGTAGAGGCTCTGCAGTACGAGCAGGCCCAGCGGCGTTATATGCCGGCCATTACGACGTTCGACAACCTGATCAAAGCAGCGAATCCAGCGGCACTCATGAGCCGCAACATGACGCTTTCGGCTGCATGGCCGAAGATTGCAGCAGCTGCGGGCGTGGATCCCAATGACAAGTCTGATGACAACGTGCGTGAGGCTCTCGGGGCGTACCGCAATTCACTCGCAGCCGGCGTGAATCTGCCGCAGGTCGATGTTCGCAAGCAGTCGAAGGAAGAGCAGGAAGACCTGGAGAAGGTCGTCGGCTCAAACGGTAGACCCGTGCTGGTGCCGAAGTCGAAGGCTGCCGGCAGGGAGCCCTTCAATCAGTCCATCTTCGGTGCGTCCAGCATGTCGGATCAGGCGATCCAGTTCGCTGCGGACACCTATCGTACGACGGGCAAGATGCCTGCCGGCTTCGCACGCAATCCGGCCATGCAGGCGAAGGTGTTGGACCGAGTGGCGCAGGATGCGGATGCGACGGGCGATACGGCGGCATCGATCGCGGCTCGCGAGCAATCTCGCAAAGCCAGTGGCATGGCACTCGACCAGATCACGAAGCTCGAGAGCAATACAATGGCCGCGGCCGATACTCTCGACCGCAACATCAAGAGTCTGCGCGAGTACGCCGGCAAGGTAGATAGCTCCGGCGTGCCGCTGCTCAACAAAGCGTACCGTTACTGGCAGCAGGGCGTGCAGGGCTCTCCAGACGTGGCGAAGCTCGTCACGATGCTGAATGCGGTGGAGGGCGAATACGCGAAGATCAGCTCCGGCAACTTCAGCTCCGGAGGTGTGACCGAAGGTGCGAAGCGCGACGCCAAGGACGTCATCAACAAGTACATGAACAACGGCCAGATCGATGCGGTGGCCGAGGCAATGACGCAGGAGAAGGAAAACCGCCTCGCCGCGATCCGTCAGCAGAAGGAGTCTCTGCAAGGGCAACTCTCGACTGGCGCTCCCAAGCCGGGAGCCCAAACACCGCAAGCGAGCAGCACGCCAGCAGCAGGGAAGGTAATGCCGAGTGGGGAAAAGTTGCAGGCGTACGCTGTCGCTCACTTTGGTGGCGATGCAGCCAAGGCGGCGGCGTTCCTGAAGTCGCAGGGGTATCAGTAATGCCCGTCGATATCAGTGACCTGCCAGCGCCGAATGACATCAGCGACCTTCCGGTCCCTCCGAAGGCCACGCAGGCAGCTCCGCAATCCTCTTCGTTCATGGACACCCTGAAGAATCTCGGGAGCGCCGCGGTGCGGCCGGTGGCTAAAGCAGTCTCGAGCCTGCCGTTGATGGTGATGGACGCGGGCGTCGGTGCGCGCAACCTGATCGAAGGGCGTAATGCGCAGGGCCAGTATCCGTACGAGTTGCCCTCGACGATGTTCAACCGGGCGCTCGATACCTACACCCGGCCGCCAACCGGCGCCGGCAAGGTCGGAGAGTTCATCAGCACGGCACTCCTGAGCTCGAGGCTGCCGAATCCGGAAGCCGCTCAGCAGGCGCCCGCCGGCTTCACGTCTCAGGCTGTCCGCCCGGCGCCCAGTGAGTTGACGCCTGCCCAGCAGCATGCGCAAGCGGTTGGAGAGTCGATCGGCATGCGGCAACTCCCAGGGCAGGCCACCGGCAACAAAGCGCTCCAGCAGTTTGAAGCGAAATTGGAGTCATCGCCCTGGACATCCGGGCCGATCAATGCGGTGAAAGCCGGAAACCAGTCCGCTTTGAATCGCACGGCTGCAGCATCGATCGGCGAGAAGGCGGATGTGCTCGATTCGAGCGTGCTGAGTCGAGCCGCTGACCGACTCGGCCAGGTGTTCGAGAACGTCCGAGACCCGGCCCGGATGACGATTGTCGATCCGCAGCGGACCAAAGCGGCTCTCGATGCGATCGACCAGGATGCGGAAGGGCTGATCGATGGCAGCATCCGGGACAACAAGCTCGTCGCGCGGCTCGAGAACCTCGCGAATACGGGGGGAATCAATGGCGAGCAGCTTGGAAAGCTCTCGAGCAAACTCGGGCAGGCCGCCTATAAGCAAATGACCAGCCCGAGCGGTGACCGGGATCTCGGCCGCGCGCTCTATGCCGTCAAGGATCACGTTGACGATCTGGTTGAGTCGGGGCTGACAGGCGAGGAACAGGCCGCCTATGGCGCTGCGCGCCAGCAGTACCGCAACCTGATGACGCTCACGTCTCGGGTGGGCATCACGAACCCGAGCACCGGGAATGTCTCGGGTGCAGCACTGGCCTCAAAGCTCCAGCAGGCTGACCGATCGGGGTTTCTGTACGGTCGGAACCAGTCGGACCTCTACAACGCCGCGCGTTTCGCCCAGGCGTTCAAGCCGGTGGTGGGGGATTCGGGGACTGCGACTCGGACCCTGAGTCTCGGGGATCTCATGAACGCACACCTGGGCATTCCGGCCCATTTGCTGTCGCGCGCGTACGTATCGCGTCCGGGCCAGGCGGCCGTGCGGGGAGCTTTGGCGGGGTATCAGGCGGTGCCGGGTCTTCTGTCCAACCCCAGCCCTTTGGCAGCGCCGGTCATCGGCGGCCTACTGGCGGCGCAGTAACCGCATGAGCGCATCCCGCCAACCCTTCCGACTCTCCGCCTCGTACCGGCGCTCCCACCATTGGGAGTTGCAGAGCTTGTCCATCAGCGGCTTGATGGCGGCTCCGACAGCGACGGCGACGGGTGTCCAGGGTTCCCAGCTCATTGGCCGGGAGTCTTCCTGATGCCGTGCCAAGTAGTCAACTCGCAGTCCCAGGTGCAGCGCCGGCTGCCGGCCTTCCCCCAGCAGATCCCGCAGTCCCAGCAGGACTGGAACTACTTCCTGACCGTGCTCAACGAGTGGGGGCAGTCCCTGCAGGCGAATCCGTCGAGCGTGAACGTCATCCCCTCTCAGTTCGCGGTGTTCCAGGGGGCGAGCCTCCCGAACCTGACGACTGCGGGTTGCACGGTCTCGCTCGACAACGGCCAGACCTTCTACGGCAATAACGCGCTCAAGGTAGTCGTGAGCGCGCCCGGCGCGACGTTATCCTTCACCGGCTTCCCGATCGCGCTCCCCGCCGCGCAACGCTGGTACAACGCATTCCAGATCTACACCGCGGCGCCGCTCGCTGGCTCACTCGCGGTGAGCACGAATGGCAGCCATTCGGCCTCTGAGACGTTCTCGCTGGCTGGTGTGGCATCCTGGCAGCAGGTGTGGGGGCTATTCGACCTGCGCAAGTACGCCGATACCCAGGCGACCTGGACATTCACGTTCAGTCAGACGGGCACGTTTTGGCTCGACGGCCTGCAGATGGTCGCCGCTGGGTCGATCTTCACCGGGCCGCCGCCGTTCGGAAACAGCGGCGCACCTGGCAGCGTGGACGCTCTCCCGGACGGCACCACGTACGCGCGCATCCTGAGCTCGGGTCTCACGAACAGCATCGTCAACACCAACGGACTGGTGGCAAATGCGGCAACGGATACGGGCTCGAATACGGTCAGCTCGGCAACCGTCACGAATGTTCAGCACACCCCTGACGGTCAGGGCTTCAATACGCTGCTCGATTCGATCTCATACACCGCGCCGATCGCCTGTACGGTTTATGTGACTGTGACGGCAACGATGTCGTACACGGAAGTGAATCCGGCGGATCTCTTCGCCGATTTCCGCTATTCGATCCAGCAGGATACAAATTTCAATGGATTCAATTTTCAGGAGTGGTTCTGGAAGGCTCCCACAGCAAGCCAAGGGTTTCTGGTACCGCTCACGATCCGTATTCCCTTCTCGATGTCTGCCAATCAGACATCAACATTCAAATTCATGGGGGCGAAGTACAACGCAGGTGACACGGTGGTGCTCTCGAATATCACCATGCAGTACGAAGTGGTGAAGAGATGAGTAGTGACTCCACCCAGGAAGCACCGGAAGTTGTGGAGGCTCGCCCCCGGAATGAGCTGATCCGCGCAGCTCTCGCTGAGGATGCAGATGCCATCGCTCATCTCGAGCGGCATGGTGACGATATCACGAAGTTGATGGCAAAGGCATAACGTTGTGGCCAACACTACTTATCAGGCGTATGTTCAATCTCTCGGGGCCGCGAGCGCACTGACAGGCGCGGAACTGATCGCGCTCATTCAAAGCGGTAACCCGGTCCAGATCGCGCTGAATAATCTGAACATCGCGCTCAATTCTACGACAGCGCCGCCGAATGGGATCTATGTCCCAGTCGCGAATACCATCGGCTTTTCCAATAACAGCATCCAGACTGGCACGTTGACTTCCGCTGCCATGACGATGCCAGCCTACGCCGTAACGGGCTCAAGCGTTCCGGCCAATGGGATCTATCTTCCGAGTGCGAATACGGTCGGGTTTTCTACGAATAGCGCCCAGGCCGGCTCCATCTCTGCGGCGCGCCAGTGGCAGTTGTACGAGCCGAATTTCTCGGTCGCGGCATTAAAAAATGCGGCCACGATGGATAGCGGTACGTTCACTGGAACTTTGACAGGATGTACGACGGCACCGACGCAGACATTCAATTGGATTCGTGTCGGAAGCTCAGTGTTGGTCTATCTGAATGGGGCGCTCAGTGCGACGTCGAACGCTACCACCATGACGGTTACTGGCGTACCAGCAGCAATCCAGCCAGCAAACGGTCAAAGCGGGAAGACAGTCGTTACCGACAACGGTAGCTCTCTGCTGGATGGTCTCTGGAGTATCTCCGCGGGCACTTTGACGTTTTATCTGGCAAAAGTGGTGGGGAGCGTCCTTCAATACGCCAACACCAATTTTACTGCGAGCGGTACAAAGGGCCTCAATCAAGGCACTGTAATGACATGGAGTCTCGTCTGATGAGCCCACGCGTCCTTTGGATCAGGTGAGCTAAATGCCCATCAGTAACGAGCAGATTCTCTCCGAAGTTGGTCTGAGCCTGAAGCAGACCGCCGCCGAGATCGCCGCCGGGGTGACGCCTACGAACTATGCATATATGCCGGGAGATGTGCGGCGGTATGGCGTAAAGGGCGACGGATCGACGGACGATACGACGGCCCTGCAGAATTGCTACAACGCAAATCCCGGCCTGGATGTCTATCACGCTCCAGGGTTGACGATTCTGGTATCCGCTGGGATCACGCTCAAGAGCGGGACGCGATATCGCGGTCAAGCGATCATCAAGCAGAAAGCCGGCACGAATCTCAACGCTCCGCTACTTCTGGGCACGAGCGTTTCCAACGTGCTCATTGAGGGCCTGGAGATCGATGGCAACGCCGCGAACAATGCCACAGGGTTGACTTATGGCATCCAGTTCATCACTGGCACGAACAATCAGGTCCGTCGCTGCAACATTCACGACACGACGCAGGCCGGTATCTACCTCGCCTCCGAGACCGATTCCAAGATTCTTGGTTGCCACGTCATCAACGCGGGCCGGAACATCGGGACCGACAATCACGGGATCATGATGATCTCGAACATCGCTACGCCCCTCGCCAACATTGTAGTTCAGGGGAATACGGTCATCGGAGCCTACCGAAAGGGCATCACGACGTACTCGCTCTCGCCGGGATCTGTCTCCAATATATCCATCGTCGGAAACGTGGTCACGGGGGCGGGGCTCGGCGGAATCTATACCGGCAACGGCTCAGCCGGCACCACTCGACAGACAGGCATCGTCATTGCAGACAACACGGTCTCGGGTTGCTATTCGAACATCGAGGCCGACTATATTAACGGTGGTTCGATCACTGGTAACGTCTGTTCTTCCTCAAACGGTTTCGATGGAATCACCTGCGATACGGCTGATAATCTGGAGATCTCCGGCAATCAGGTCAACAACAGTACAGTACACGGTATTGAGCTGACCAATACCAACGGTGGGAACAATACCGGAATCAGCATCGTCGGTAACACGGTATCGAATTCTAATACGAGCAATGCGGGCTTTGCTGCCGGAATCTTGCTACACAACACAATTCAGAGCCAGGTATCCGACAACACAGTCACTGACGCCAATGCCAAGATGGTCTATGGCATCTTCGAGGACGGCACCAGCAACAATAATATGATCGTGGACAACAACGTCGTCACGGCCGTCACCGCGAAGTATTCCACCTCTGGAGCTGCTACGTTCCTGCGTACAACCGCAAGCACGTTCACAGGTTTTGGCGTGGTCACGCCAACCAAGGAATTGGATATTGCTGGAGGCATTCGCAGACGTAGCCAGCAGTTAACGCTTTCAGCCGGCGCGAACAACAATGTCTCGCTGCCATCCAAGACAGGGACGCTTTACACGACTGGTCTCGGCGGCGTCTTCAATATTTCCGGGTTCGTGGCGGGGAATGATGGGGATGAGTTCACGCTTATCAACTACAACTCGTTCACGATGACGATCAACAATAATTCCGGTTCAAGTTCTGCGGGGAACAAGATCCTGATCGGCGGCGGAGCGGATATCACGGTGTCCTCTCAAGGGTCTGTGGACTTTATCTATCTCGGCGGCTCGATCAACGCATGGTTTGTGCGGGCTCTGAAGGCGTAGCGCCGACACAATCAGATGACACAAGTACCAAATGATGTGCCGGGGTGGTTGAGCTGGGTCGCGCCGATCGGAGGCATTGTGGCAACGGTATGGGCGATTGCTCGACGACTATTGGTGAGCGTGACCCGCGATGAACTCGCAGAGATCCTGGAGGCCAGAGAACGGGCGCGCGAAGAGCGCCATCAGGAACGACACCAAGAGAACCTCACAAAATTCGACGACCTGTTCGAACGGATGGGCGGCGTCGAAACCACGGTTGCGGAAATGAAGGGCGTCTTGTCGGAGAGGTTCCCGAGGGCACAGAGATGAGCCTGCTGCAGGAAGAATTCGCGCAGTCTGCTGCAAAGCTGATCCAGAAGGCTGCCGATCTCGGCTACACGGTCACGTTCGGCGAGGCTTGGCGCACCCCTCAGCAGTGCGCTTGGGATGCCCAGCACGGCTCCGGGATCTCCCACAGCTTGCACGCCGAGCGGCTGGCCATCGACCTCAACTTCTTCCGAGATGGGAAGTACATCGATGACGGCTCCCAGCTCAAGGACATCGGAGAATGGTGGAAATCGCTGGGCCCAAAGTATCGATGGGGTGGCGATTTCAAATCGCTGCCTGATGGGAATCACTTCAGCCTGACGCCAGATGGGGTACGAGCATGATGGCCAAAATCAAGCAGTGGTGGCACGACCACGGTACGAAGATCCTGGGCTACGTCGTGATGGGCATCGGGGCGGCCGGTGACTGCCTCTCGCTGATCCAGGCCGTGGATCCGAAGCACGCGGCTCTCTGGTCGCTAGTGGTCGGGTTGGGCGGGGCGATCGTCCGGCGCGGCTACACAAACAGCGCCCGGGCGACGGTATGACCCCGGGTCAGATCATTGCCCTGGTGCGCGATGTCGTAATCCTGATCGCGCTCTCCGCGCTGATCTGGCTCCTCATCAGCTACGGCAAGGACATCACCAAGGTCCGAGACTTCGAGGCAGTGCAGAAGCAACTCGCCCAGAACGCAACCACAGAGGCGCAGTGGCGCCAGGAAGCCCAAGATGCACAGAACCAGCTCACCGCGGATATGGCTGACCTGCGGGCTCGTGTCAGCGCTCAGCGCCTGCCTATCGTCCTGCGCGGATCGGCCAGTTCCTGCCCCGTGCCCAGCGCCGCCACCGGTACCCCAGGTGATCATCCCGGCGCCAGGCCAGATGACGCAGGATCTCGAGGCGATATTGACGTCCGGGCGGCCATCAACGCCTTCGAGCTCTACTACGAAGGGAAATTCGCCGAGTGCCGATCAGCACTGAGGCAGTGGCCTCGATGAGCTCAGGCTGAAATCTCCCGCTGCAGTTCCCTCCATCGCTGGCGGATCTCATCCATCCGAGTGAACAGCTTGCGGGCCTTTCGGTGATTGCCGGCCCGGAGCGCCTCGATGCACTCGTCGATCATCTCGAGCAGCCGATCGCGGCACTGGATCTCGAGCCGGATCAGCTCGGTGTAGTCGATTCGTCGGGCGGTGCTGCGCATGCACCAGAGGATACGTCCGAGGCTGCCTTGGCCCGGAGCGCGACGACGGGCCGCAACTCGCGCTTTCTAGCTCCGCAGGTGCTGCAGCGCCAGATCTGCTTGTTCAGCTCCCACTCCTTCGCCGGAACCCGGTGCTCGTGGCGCTGCGGCAGGCACCACACGATGATCATCGCTTCCATGCGCCAGATTTTGGCCCACCGGTGGCCACTTTGGCGAACTCGGACGTCAAATAGGGGTAGAGGGCGATTCGGACGGTTCGTCCGGTGAGCGCGCATCACCATGGCGCCGCGCAAGCCATGCGGCTTTGGCTGGCTGGCCCTCATCGCATTCGTTCACCATGGCTTGAATCAGAGCCCGCAGCCGCTCGATCTCGCGGTCCTGCGCCGCAAGCTGCTCAGTCAGCCGAGCCACGATTGTCTTGGGCCGAGACTGATTGAACTCGTCCTGCTGTACCCGCTCGTTTGTCAT